GATGTCACCATCGTAGATGGGAGCATCCAGAGTGTCGCAGTAAACCGACAGCTCCCGCAAGATGCCGCGTGGGCTGAGCCGATACCAATCGTCAGCGACGTCTGGCGGGTTTTTACCTAGGGCTTTTAGCGCGTCGATGACGAGGTGGATGCAGTCGTCACCGCCGTATTCATAACGTCGGCCGATCAGGTGCTCACACACTGATTTGAGCTGTAAACGGGATGCTGCCGACCTGCCAGCGATGAAGGCGGCGCCCCGGGATGTTGGTTTGAACCGCGTCAAGCACTGAGTTTAAGCTGACTTGGCTGTTGACCTCATCCCAGCCGCCGCTGGAACAGGTGCCCCAGTAGGTGTAAAGGGTGCGCTGGACTGCTCCAGTGGAGGGCTCCCAGAGCACCGTGGTGACCTTGGCAACCCATAGGTTATCGAGGGCGTCAACAATCCACGCGCGGGTCATTTCAATGTTTGCAAATTGAATTGTGGCGTCAAGGTTGTCGCCTTGAAGTGTGGCTACCGCTCCACCAAAGCTGAACGGCAGAAACAAGTAGCCATCTACGTTTTGGTTGATCGCGTAGTTCTGGAAGCGGTATTGGGCTGCTTGGCCGCTGGGGCCGATGTCCAGTAGGTGGCCGTAGGCGTATTCCATTAGATGCCAACTCCTCGGCGCGTCGCACTACTGTTCTTGAGGCTACGCATGGCCCGGCGCTCGCCTTGGATTGCGCCTTGCTGGGCAGCCTGTGCCATGCCGCGCTGGAACTGATCGGCGGTGACGTAATCCACGTTGTTGATGCGTTCCACGCTGTAGCGAACGTCGATTGGCTCCATTGTGGCCGCCCCTGCCGCAGCCAGCGAGGCGCTGTCACCTTCTGCTGCGGCGGCTGCGCTACCAGGCGTCGAACGGTACCGTTTCATAGCACCGTCCAGGCGAGCGGCGACGCCAAGCTTGCCATCAGCACCACGCTTGAGCGGCATGATCGCCTCAGGCCCGGCTTCGCCCATGAGGCCGTTTTGCATTTCGCCACCCTTCGCGTACTTGAAGAATGTGGGCTTGGTGACGATGCCGCCCATTGCGAAGGGTTGAATGCCGTTTTGAGCAAACGCCGCTCCATTGGCTGCCGGAAGCAAACTTGGCCCCGTAAACACAGATGGATTGAACCCTGCCTGACCGCTACTGAAAACACCGCTGTAGTTAGGAGCGGCGCCTCCACCACTGAGACCCACCCCAAGCGCTTTCATGATCGTGCCGTAAAGAATCATCGCAATTTGTTGCGTAATGATTTGTTGCGCCATGTCCAGAAAATGCTTGCCAATTGACGCCATCAAGTCGGCAAGTGCCTGCTTTGCTGACTTAGAGCCCGTAATCGTTTCAACAAATGCGCTAGAGAACGCCTCCCCCATTTGCATCGCGCCTGCTTCCACTTGATTCTGAAGGGAAACCATTTCCTCCAGTTGTTGGCGCATTTCTTGGAAGCGCTGAGCTTCTGGCGTCATAAATTCTTGAGGCTGGTAGATCTGCTCGCCACCAGCAAAATTGGCAGCGCCAGCTTGGCCGTAATCAAAAACGCCAATCGCAGCGCGACGACCGGCTTGACGCATTTCCCGCGTCAGTCCCGTGGCTTCAATAATTTGCCGTTGCAGCTCAAGTTGATCAGTGATATTTTTTTCTGCTTCAAGTTGAAGCTCTAAATATTCAATTTTATTTCTAGAAATTTCTTCCGCTGTTTTTGAAACATCAAGTCCTTGCCTTAGCCCCTGGACACGCAAGTCTTCCAAGCGCTCGTTGACTTCATTCAAATGCGTTTGCCTGATATCAAGGCCAAGTTGTTTTTGCTTTAGGTCAAGGATTGCAAACTCAATTCTGTCGGCGTCGCGGTTGACAAGCTGTTGGCGCTCTCTTTCAAGCGTTGTCAGCTCTTCAAGCTGAAGCGTCCGCAAGCCAACGTCTTGCAAGCGCATTGCATTGCGAAGATTTTCCTCGTATAGGCGTTGAGCTTCACGAGCAGCCTTTTCAGCTTCTTTATCTGCTTTGCCTTTGGCGCCATCTCCAGCGATGTCTGGAAATTGGGTGAAGGCGGGTCCCGCTGCAGCCGTAGGCGCGTTGGGCAGGCGACCGACCACCGCTCTGTAGCGTCCTTCGACCAGTCGAACAGCCGCTTCTTCCCTAGCGAGTTGAGCCTTAAGGCGTTCTATCCCAGGCGTAGCAGCAAGTGTCGCGCCACCAGATATTTTCGCTGCAGATTGAAGCTGGTCTAGCTCTTTGCGCAAACGAATTACATTATCACTTGCACGCGCATATTCTTTCCCGATGTCCGAAGCGGCCTTTGCAAGCTGCTTTTGAGTAAGCGCATCTCCGCCTATCTCCTTGAGGAACTGCTCGCCAGTTGCCTGGCTTTGAATGTTACGCAACTCATCACGAGCTTTTTTAATCTTCTGCAGCCATTGAATAACCAGTTCAGCGCCAACGATTGCAAATGTCACCACAAGTGGAGCCACAAGCGAAGCAGCAACAGCTTTAACTGCCGTACCAAAAGCAATAATCCGAGTCTGAGCTGCAGCCGCTTGTGCCGTAGTAGCAGTAAATCCGCTCTGAAGGGCAACGAACAAAGCGCCAATTGGCCCCTGCATCGCTTGCAAAGCTTTCAGGGCAAGAGTGACGCCAGCAAGCTTTGCTGCAAATTCAACAACAGCACCAATTTGTGATGCATTGTTAATAATAAACTTGATCCCATCCCCGACCGCTTTAGCCGCTGCAACAAGACCTGGAGTGATATTTACGATAAAATCAGCAAAGGCTTCCTGGAATTGCGCACCAACTGGCTGAAGCGTTTCGCCAATCGCAATCCTCATATCGTTGAATGCCACCGTCAGGCGAGCGCCAGCATCCTGACTGGAATCTGCGATTTGATTTGCGGTACCAGAGTATTCATCACCAAGCTGCACGATGAAATTCATTAGCTCGTTCAAGCCAACCTGACCTTGCTCGAGCGCTTTTGACAGCTCAGGCAGCGTCATTTCGTTCGCTTGGGCAAACTTCGTAACTGCGCCGGGCAAGCGCTCGCCAAGCTGACCGCTTAACTCTTCTGCGCTTACCTTGCCTTTCGAGAACACCTGAACCATCGCAGTGATGGCACCGTCAACATCCTGCGCCGACCCACCGGTTGCCTTGATTGCTGCGGTCACATTCTTGAAGACCAATTCGGCATCGGTGACCTGACCGCCTGCTCCTCTCACCGCAGCGGTCAATTTCGTCATGCCCTGAATCGCAACGTCTTGCGGCACATTCAGGTTGCGCACCGCAAAATTAGCTGCTTCAACGGCTTGGTTGAATTGATCCTGGCTTCCAGCCGCATCTCGCAGTGCGATCTGCATTTTCTGGATCTGTGCTGCATAGTCAGCAAATCCACCAAGCTGTTGCCTCAGCATGCCAACTTGCGCACCAGCAGCAGCACCAGCAAATGCACCCCCCACGCCGCCAAACACGCCGCCAACTGCGCCACCGAGGAAACCCTCGGGACCGCCAAAGATGCCACCACTCAATGCAGCGCCAGCAGCTTGAGCGACTTCCATTCCGCTCATACGGCGGCGGGCGCCTCGTTGCCGCTTTTCCAGCTCACGGTCAACCAACCGTCCTTGTTTTTCAATTTCTTGATTTACCTGCTTAAAATCAGCAGCCGTTGGATCAAGTATGTCCTGAAGCAAAGCCAAGCTTCCAGAAAACTCACGCAAATCAGCAGTACTACGGCGATTTACATCACCAAAACGGCTTACAGCCGCAGTGAGCTTTTCATACTCAGATGGAGCGGCAGGAGGGATGACTGCAGCGGGAGGACGACCACCGCCACCGCCACCGCCAGCAGCTCCGGCCATTAGCGGAATAAAAGAGCCACCACCTGCACCGATATTTCCAATTTGCGCCATCCCAGATATAGGAAATTCGCCAAGTCTTGAAACGCCATACGCCATATCTTGCCTTTCCAGTCGCTGCATAAAGGCTTTGTCTCCGGTTAAAAGCTCATGCAGCGCCGATGCACCTGGTATCGAAATATTTGACAACCCTGCGCGAAGACCAGACAGGCTTGGCATGGCGCCACCAATCCGACGACCAATGCCAGAAATATTTGGTAATTCAATAGATTCAGTCAAACGCCTTGCAAGACGACTTGCGCTTAATTGAACGCCTGATGACACAATACGTCGAACTGTTTCAAAGGTGCCTGTTTCACCTTCCCAAAAATTTGATACAGCTTGACGATAAGAAACAATTGCTTCCCTTGTTGAACTAGCGGCAGCTTCTCTACCAAACTGCATAGAGCGACCACCGCCAAGCATTCCCTCAACTGGAAACGACTGCGCGGCTGCCATCCCATAACGGAACGAACCCTGCGCAGGCACAGGAGAAGACGCACCAAAAAGTGGTGCAGACTGCCCCGCAAAAGATGTTGCACCTCGACGCTGCCATGCGGCTTGGTTGATTGCCGCATTAAGAGCAAACCCTCGCGCGCCAGTTGTTCTTGTCGGTAAATTCAGGAATCCAACGTCTTGAATCTGACGAGCCGCTACGTCAACATTTTTTGCAACAGAGGCAAGAGCATTCGCCAATCCTTGAAACTCTGCGGGTGTTCCCGCAGGCTGCTGCATGCCAATTCCGGCTGCAAAGGGTGAGCGCGCGCCTCCTAGCGAAACCCGAGGGCCGCTCAGGGGACCCACAAAGGCGCCAGTGCGACCAACATTGCGAATTGCCCCGGCAACAATCTCTTGCTCCAGCCCAAAGCCAGGAAGACCAGAAACGCCTCGAACATTCCTACGTTGCTCGGTCGGCATGTACATCGAAGGCACAATGCCACCTCGCTCATACGCTTTTCTGTACGTGGCGAGAGTGAGCGCGGGGGAAGAGACGGCTTCTTCTCCCATTAAACGAGCAAAAGGAAGAAAGGTGGATGTTTTGGCTGAAGTGCGAGCCAGGAAAGACTGAAGCTTGTCAGCAAGAGCAGTTTGCTGCGCAGGTAAATTAGCGCGTTGAGGAGTAGCTGCTATATCAGAAAACAACAAACGAACAGCAGAGATAACATCGCCACGAACCTCTTTGAGACCTTGAATAATGCCTTGACCAATACCCTGTCCAATAGGTACCCCAATCTCATCGCGCGACTCGCCAGAGGGGCTTTTAATTCTGAAAGCTTTTTTAAGCGAAAAAATAAATTGCTCTGAAAGTGTATTTGCGCCAGAAGCCAGGATTCCTTTGTCTGTTGCCCCTGCTGTAACGCCTTGCGCAATGCTTTCCCCAATTTGGGTGCTTTTTTGTGCAATGTCAACGCCTCGACCGCCCTTCTCAAAGGCAGTCAGCATGTCTGTTAAGACTTGAGTTGCGCTTCGCCCCATCATTAGCTGTTCGCGCTGAACCGAAGCGCCAGCTAGCCCCGTGATTCTTTCGTAAAGAGGTGATAACTCACGCCCGCCAAAACCCATGGCGGAAGCTGCTGCTTTTCGCTGTGCGTCAAGTAAATTTGCTCTAATCCTTAACTGTTCATCGAACGCAGTAACTGCAGCATTATTTTCAGCTTCAATACGAGCCATTTCGGCTCTATGAGCACTTTCTTGCTGTTGATTATTTTGCTCAATAAGGCGAGCTTCTTCTTCTCTAAAATTACGTTTTGCGCTAATTAGCGAATCTATCGCATCATTATATGTTTTTCTGAATTCTTTGACACCTTCAGCGGCTTGACGAGCAATTTCTTTGTCGAAAAGCAGATTTCTTGCGCCAGATGGCTGATATGGATTAATTTCAGTTTGCGCTGCTGCAGCTTGCGATTGACCAACGCTAATGTATTGATTATTTAGTTTTTTAAGTTGCTCCTCTAATTGTGCAACTTGACGAGATTGCTGGGCAAATTTAGCGCTTCCTTCTGCCGTGCTTGTATCAAGCATGGACATTTCTTCGCGCAATGCGCCAATGACCATGCCCAGGTTTTTTTGGGTTGACGCAAGCCTTGATGCCGTTCCTTCTGGCAGGAAAAGTCGCTCAAATAAAACCTGCCCGCGACCAATGGACTGAGCCCTCTGAAGCTCAAGTTGAAGTGTTGAAATATCTGCAAGAATTTCGTAATAACGAGTACTTGCGATTACAGTGTTATTGAGCTCAAGATTTAATTCGTTAAGTCTTTGAGCATAAATAGCAGAAGTCCTAGGAAGCTCCAAAAAGGCTTCGTCTAATCGCGTAATAGCTCGGCGCTGATCTTCGATTTCTTTTGTAAATGCAGCAATACGAGCGCGTGATTCTGTGGCTCCACCGATAGCCAGTTGAGCCATCGCGCGACCAGTTTGCTCGGCCGTGTTGCCAGTGTCAGCCAAAGTCTGCTTAAGCTTTTCAAGCTGAGCAGAAAGCTTTTCTGGATCGCCAGACAAAGCTTGACCAAGGACACTCCGATATGAGCGACTTTTTTTGGTGCCCTCTTCAAGTTTAGTATTTAATCGATCAATTTCAGCTCCAATGCCAATGTATGCTTGTCCGCCAAGCGAAGCCTGAGTGCGAAGATCTTGCAGAGCTTTTACATGCCCTTTGATTGACGCTTCCGATTGAGAATGCGCGCGAGCAGATTTTGTAAGCAATTCTGCTTGCTTTTGAATTTCAGAATCTGTTAACTTTAAAGATTGATTTAATTTAATAATGTCTTCGCTTAATTTATTGTACGCTGAAGAGCTTCTTGTCGCCTGGCCTTGAAGACCCTTAAGCGCCTCAAGTAGGCCCTTGGTTACCTGCTCTGTATTTCCAGCGTTTTTAGCAAAATTAACAAGACTATCGCGAGCGCGAGAAATATCTTTATCGCTAAGATTTGTTACTTTTCCAAGTTCGCGAAAGGAACCCTTTAGCCGGTCCAGCCCTTCAAAGCCTTCAATGCCAAGGCGGACTTTAATGTCTTGAACCTGCTTGCTAGCCATCCTTGTCCTTGGCCAATTCGCTTAATGCCGTAGCCTCCATGATCTGGAGGTCTTCAAGCATCTCGCGGCGATTCTCCACATTGTAGAGGTCGAACATTCCGCCGGGGCAAACGAGCACGTCATATCGCAGCCCCATATAACCCGCCATCGTGGTCGTCCATTGCGTTTGCATACGCAAGAACATCATCACCACATCCCAATTTTCCTCCCAAACCTCAAAATCATTCGATCGCTCGGCAGGTTGCTCAGGGAGGACGATGCCAAACACGGCAGCGTCCTCCTTGGTTTTGTCTTCTATTCGCTTGCCACCGCCCGCCCAATAGACGGCAGCATCTTTTAGTTTCCCTGGCGACCGCCGTCAAAAGTCTCGGTATACGCCTTCAGCACACCGCGAATCCAATATGGGTCATCGCTGAACTCACGCATTGCCTCAAGCGAAAACGGGATCTCTTTGCCGTCTTCGTCAAGAATTCCTTCCCAACCAACCATGATCACCTTCAGAAGATCCAGTTCGCCTTTCTCGCCAAGCTTCTGGAACTCTTTGCGCCCAACACGCTTGAATTTTGCGTCGAACGTTGCAGTATCAAAGGTGCCGCCATCACTCGGCTCCTCGATGGAAACGGGCCAAGAGAAAACCTTTACCTTTTTGCGGACAAATGCCATGCGTAATGCACGCGATACTGCAACAGCATACACCCAATAAAAAAGGGCCGCATTACCGGCCCTCATCATCCGTCTGTCCAACGAATCAAGTGTAGACGAGGCTGAACTCGTCGTTGCCTGCGGTCGAGGGGACGCAGGTGTAGGGGATGGTCAGCATGTGGATGCCATCCTGGTCGCTGTAGCTGACATCGCCGATGTCGACCTTGGTGGAGACGAAATCAACGATGTTGCCGGCGGTCTGGCCGTGCTGGAACAGCAGGTTGCCAAGCGCGCCGTCAGCAAGCGCAGCAGTGAAGTAATCCTTCTGCGCAATGGTTGGTGCTTCGATGGTCACACTGCCAGTGCTGGCGCGATCGGTCAGCAGCACCTGTTTGGTGCAGTTGATCAAATCGCGATAAACCAGGGTGTTGCCGATGTCAAAAGTCACCGACTGCAGGCATCCCGCATAAGACAGCAACTGAAAGTCCGTGGTGTTGCCGTTTCTGGCAACTACCGGGTTGGCTTGATCGGCGTAGGTGACCGAAGGAGCTGCGGTGTCAGTGGGAGCGTTGTACACACCAGTGAAAGTGAAATCAATGGTGGGGATCTCACCAACGGCTACATTCAGCGTGTAAGTGCCGCGAGCGCCAGTCACCTTGTGCAGCAGGCCATCAATGTTGTAGTAGATGGTGCAGCTACCAAAACTTGCGCTAACGGGCGCATAGGTCACGCTGGTAGTAGCCACGATGGTTTCGCTCATGCCACAAGCAAGCAGAGCCTTGCCATAGCGAGGAGCGGTACCAGCGACACCAGAACCAGCCAATTCAACGCTGAAGGTGCACTCAACACGAGTATTAGCCAGCAGTTGCTGAGACGCACCCAGATAAGGGCGAATCAGATCACGGCTGACAACATCACTCTGCAGAGGAGTGATATTCAGATCGCGAACCAGAACGGCGTCGACGCCGGTCGGAATCGGATCCGTCCCGTACGTCGATTCCGTCTCCAGAAGGATCAGGCGCTTCCGAGTTAGAAGGGGCATTGGAAATTACCTCTTGTGGAACAGGTGGCAGCGTCCGCTTAACGAGAGTGCGGATGCCTGTCTCGGGGTCAAGGATGTACGAGCCACCTTGCCCTTGAAACTCATCAATCACTGTAAATCGCGCGGCTTATCAGACTCTACGTCGCCAAACTTGCCACAGTTGTGCGATATTGAATGATATAATCATTAAAAATTACACCGGCAGGCTGATCGGCGTCCAGCATGTTGTACGTCACTTCGTCCGGCTGTACGTCAATTGCATAGCCGCCAAGCGTCAAATCAGCCACCATCTTGGCGTGCATGCTCTCAATAATCGGATCGGCAAGTTGATCTGGCGTGTCACCGCGCACAATCACGGTCACACGCACACGCATCCGCCAATCCAATGTCGGCAAGCTGGTGTTTTGCGTTGGCGTATCGCTGATCGGTTCAATTACAACTGCAGGCGACTCAGCGCGCTGCATCGCAGTCACTCTGCTGCGATACACGCGACCATTCACACCCGCAGTGCTAGCGAGTGCGCTTGCAATCGCACTCAGGATCTGTTCGCGCTTAGTGGTCATTGAATCCTCGCTTCGGAAGCGGACCAAACGCGCCAGGATCGACCTGCTTGGTCACAATTGATTTCGCTCGATAATAAATATAGCTATCTGTCTTTCCGGCCTCTTCTAGCGCTTGCATGACCTTGACCCAGTTCTTGAAGGTGTCGCGATCCATGCTCATAATTCCAATCAATAAACGCCTTCGTCCACATTGTCAGTAATTCCTGGCCCCATCACAACCAAAGCTCCCGTATTGCTATTGCCTCTTGTAACACGGCCGATCGCCTGGCCGTTGAGTGGCGCTGTTGTTGTGAAGCCTCCACCATTTGCTACGTACAAAGGAGAATTAACCGCATAGCCATTTGTATCCATCTGCGTGATTTCACCTGAGATCACCACATGCCCGTCAGCACCAGCAGCCAACGCCTGATCAAGAATGCCAATCGCTGGCATCTTGGCCAAATTTGATGCATCAGCCGCTGCCACAATCACATTGGCTGTATTGCCAACATTGCCAGTGATGTACACAGGTGTGCCTTTCGCCAATGTGCCAGCAGTGCCATTGCGGCAATGAATATAAACAGGCCCAGCAAGTGCGCCGTGAATGTGTGGAAGAGTCGCTACGCCAGTGACGGAAAGCGTAGTAAATTCTGGATTATCATCTTCCAGCCCCTGTACGTACAGCAACGAATTCCAGGCTGTGGATCCGTTGCCCAGCTTCAACTTGCGCGTATCAGTTTCAATCCCAGCCTCACCCGCCAGCAGCACCGGATTTGCCGCAGTCCACGCAGCAGCAGTACCGTTACGAAGCTTGAACCGGGTGATTGTGTCGCTCATGGCGCTCCGCCTTCAAGAACATTGCCGTCGATATAAACGGTCCCAGGACCGCCTCCATCAAGGATAACCTCGCTCACTGTCTCAACACCATCGCCATCAAGCACCGCAGGCGACACTGCAGCAAGCACTGGTGTCGCGCTTCGCTGCAGCATCAAATCGCAAAATTTGCCATCATCAAGCAGCTCAACATTGCGCACTGTATAGGGCAATCCATCAACGTTGACGCCAGTGCCGTATTGCAAATCACCAAACAAGCTTGCCAAACAGGTGACCTTGTAATCAGTGGTCATCACCACGCCGTCAGCGATCATCTCGCTTGGCATATCCAAAATCCCCAAGCCGCTCGCAGCGCCAGCCGAAATCGGAACGCCGAAATCAGCTAAAAATACGCTTAGGTCTTCAGTGAATGCCATGCAAACAGCATAAAGCCCCAGGCCGCCGAAGCAACCCAGGGCCAATGCAGTACGGCTATCAGCCGTACTTCTTCACGCCAACACCGTTAATCGAATAGGTGTGGGTCGAGGTCGAAGTGGTCGACACAGCCTTGATCCAACGCTTAGCAGCGTCCTTGGGAAACACCAGAAACTGCTTGGAAGCAGAAGTGCTTGCTTGGGCGAAAGCCACGGCGCCAGAAGCCTGCTCAGTGCCGCCGCGATTAAACACGGTGGTCACATCGGTATAGCTACCGCCGGAAGTGTCGCTGGACTGGATTTTTACATCCAGAGTCGAAGTACCACCAGCCTCAACGTCAAGGATGATCACAAGGTCGCCCTCGTAGTCATTCATGTCGACGGCAGCGCCATTGAAGTTGGAAGTGCGTTGAGCAGTAGGAGCCAGCGCAAAATGCTGAAGCTTCTCCAGACCGGTAGAAAGGATGGCCATGATCAGTCCTTAGTGGGGAATTCAGAAGTCACAGTCTTAGCCTTCCGCACCGGCTTAACAGCAGGCACTGGAGCAGGCTCTTCCGTCACCTCAACAGGTGCGGGCTTCTCAACGGCAGGTGCCACAACGGCCTTACCGCTACCAACCAACAGATTGCCGTCAGCCTCAGTGACCTCGACAAAGGAGCCAGCCTGAACTGGCTCCCCCGAGATCATGACTTGACGCAGGATCTCGATCCTCATGATCAGGTGCCGAGGCAGAAGGCGCCAGGCTGCTTAACAGCCACGTCCACGTCCTGCAGTGCAATCACGCGAACGGTACCAGCAGTAGCGCCGGCATAGGGATCAACGGTCAGATCCAGGCCAGACCACATACCCATGATCATCATGGAGAAGTCACCGAACAGCGCATCGTTGTTCTGGAGCTGGTTCGACACGATCACGGGGTAGCCGTTGATCTCGTTGTTCTCGAACACGTAGTTGCCAGTGTCGGTGCCCTTATCGGTCGACTTCAGCGCACCGCGAGCAGCAGCGTTAATCACGTAACGCAGGCTGCCGGCATCGGCGTTGGCAGATGCCACATCGGTTTCCATGCCGATGTACTCAGCAAAAGTACCGAAGGTGGTGATGGTCTGGCTGCCAATACCAGTGGTGTTGGTCAGACCCAGAGGCTGGTTGCTAGAGCCGGTGCCGTAGATGGCAGCGCGGTCAAGCTCAAGAGCGATCACGCGAGCAAGATCGTTACGGATCATGCCTTCCACATCAATGGAAGACTGCAGCAGCAGACGACGGCTGTAATCAACAAAAGCACCCACAGTCTTGGGGGTCATGTTGACCTGATCGATTGCCTGCTGGCTCTCGGTCGGCGAACCGTTCTCACCCACCCAGTAGGCGGTAGCGGCAGAAGTCTGACGGGGGATGCTGATGTTGCCTTGCAGGCCGGTCAGCATGGTCACGCCAGCCTGGGCCAGTGCCAGACGATTGCGCAGCAGATCGATGAAGCTACCGGCCAGCAGCTCATCGGCCACCAGGTTGCCACCAGCAGTAGGAGTGCCCACCACCAGATCGCGACGCAGCACTTCGTTGGGGATCACGATGCCGTTAGAGGAGCGCTCATACTTTTGAGCAGCAGCCTTACCGACTTCGATCTCAAACTCGGCAGCCCGACGAGCAGAAACGTCGCTGGGGTTAGCAAGGAAGTTCAGTGCGCGAGCAAAGCTGAACGAACGGGTCTCCTTATCGGAGAGGCCGACATCGTTAGAGGTGATGTCAGCAGAGCGAATGACTTGTTCCACGGGTTGAGTGCCGAGTTTTTCAAGGACAGCAGCACGAGCTTCGTCGATAGTGCGACCACCGTCGATCAGCTCGCGAGCCAGGTCTTGCATCTGGTGCTTATCGCCCAGTGCACTGATGGCGGCGATACGGGTACGCTCGGCCTCAACGGCCTCGGACCGGATCACCTCCAGATCTGGAGTGTTTTCCATTTCGGGTTCAGGTGTTGGTGATGCGGCTGGGGCCGCTTGAACAACGGTCTCATCAGTTAGAGACCTGCCGATTCCAATCGTAGGGTCAGCAGGTATAGAGACCACACTGACTTCGTAAGGCGACCATTGAGTCGCAACGAAGTCATCGCCTCGCTCTTCCATCTTGTCGATCGAATAGCCGAAGCTGATGCCGCGCAAAATATTATCGCGGACATCGTCGAGCACTTCTTGCGCAAACTTGTTACGCGAGAAGCGCACCTTCACATAACCGCGCCGTTTCTGCCCATCAACCCAAGCGCGTTCCACAACGCCGACCACGCGATCGGGATCGTGATTAAACAGCAGTGGGGCGCCATCGTTCAGACGACTCAGATTTGCTGCATCCATCTCGTGGCTTAGCACTTCATTCCCGAAGTACCGCATCACGGGGTACTCAGAGCTAAACGGAAATTCAAAGCTCCGCTCTTCATCCAGCGCGCGGAATGAAGTCACTTCCGACCGCTGGAACTTGCCGCCCTCAGTCGCACGGATCGGATCGATCTTGGTCAAAGTACTAAAACGATGACCCACCATCGTCTCAGTCGCCTCACCGTCGCGATAAATCCGAATCAACGCAGCCGGATCCTCTTCGGTTGCATCAATGCTGAATTCAGTGTCAGGCACGCCCAGCGTACCTTCGCGCATCACATGCTCAATACGACCGCGTGCGCGACCGCCAGAGCTGTTCCACGAAACAAAATCACCCTCCTTCAGCGCGTCAGGCGCTGCACGTTTTTCGGTCACGGCTGCGTTCTCAATTTCGTCCACTTTAGAACGCTCGCCTGTTGCCTCTTCAAATTCAAGTGGCTCATAATCGCGCTCGCTCAGCCATGCGCGTGCTTCTGCTGCTGTGAATTCGCTTAAACGAAACCTGATTGCCTGCAGCTCAGCACCTTCTTCGCCTTCCTTGATCCCAAAAATAAAGTCGACTCCGTTGCCGCCTTCATCATTACGACGCCTGAAACTGTCGTACTGATCTGGATCACGCAGCCGCGCTGCATGCTCATTTGGATATGGCCTCTCAGCCATCATTTCGCGGTCAGATTCCATGCGAGCCACAAGTGCATCACTCCATGTTTTACCCGAGTCACCTCCCCAGGCTGCCCATGCCACCCTGCCAGGCGATGGATACCCTTCTTCGCCAGGACTGAAACCATCAGCTCGCTTGTCAACCTCATGACGAGCAAACCATGCACTCATCGTGCGAATAGTCTCATCGCTCAGCTCATCACCGCTCAAAATCTGCCCAGCACGCCTGGCTGCAACCTCAGTTCCACCCTTGCGTCCTTCAGCTTTCCACTCTCGATATCTGCGCGCTTCTTCGCGCATCCCATCAGTCGGCATTGCGCCCATCAGCCTTCCTCCTGCGGTAACGGTTGATCAGCCGGCAACATTGGCTGCTCAATGATGTCCCGATCCAACTCAACGCCCAAACGTTCAGCAGCAGCCTGCTCGCGAGCAATCTCGGCCAAATTATCGTCAAAGTCACCGCCAAGTTTCGCAACAATTTGCGCCTTGGTCATGTAGCCCGCCTGCTCCATCTCGCGATAAGCCTTCACTTCCTTCAGCGGATCCACCCAATCCCAACCACGCGCCATCCAGCGCGGCGTGTCATAACGCTCAGGCCGCGCTTCAAAATCATCAAACGGCAGCTCGCCAGCAAGCACGGCCAGCCCCAGCCACTCACGGAATACGCGCAAGTGGAAATGCTCAATCAGATAAGCCTGCACAACCTTCCAATGCTCGCGATCTTCAAGCAATGACAGCCTGCTGCTTGAATAATTTGTATCACTAAAATCACGACTGAGCGTTTCATACGAACAACCAAAGCCGCTCGCAAATCGACGTACTTTATTTTTAACAAACATCTCAAATTGCTGATCCGGCGAATCGATGCTTGGCACCGTCACGTTCTCGCCCGGCATCAAATACTTGAACATCCCTGGCTCAAACTCACTGATCCGACGCTCGTTCTCAACGTCGTCAGCATTTAGCTCGCCCTCTTGATTGGTAATAAAACCCATAATTGACGCACCAGCGCGCGCCCGAATCACAGCAGCTTCTTCATACCCTTGAAGCTGATGCGCGTCAGCCATCACAGAGTGGAACCACGGCACGCCACGATGCTGTTGTGGCCTCTCCGGGATAAACAAATGAATGACATCTTCCGCCGGCAGGAAGACATGCTTTTCATTTCGCTGCGGGGCATTCTGGAACCAGTAGTCACCTGGATGGCGCGTGAGGAAGGCGTACCGCACAGGGCGGCCCCATTCATTGACCTCCACGCCCATACGCCATTCGTTCCCCTGGGCGAGGGTTGGGCCTTGATACTCCTCATCCAGGTAATCAGCCTCAAGCATCTGGAGCGCCAATGGCACTCGACTGCCACCGAACGGACGACGAACAATCCTGAACAGCGCCTCTCCTGATTCCGGCAGTGCGCCAATTGCCAACCACTCCATCATGTGGAAGCTTTGGCGCCCAGCTACATCACAATGCTCAGCGCGGCACCAAGATGCCCACTTCTGCTCAATCAGGCTATTTGTACGCTCATCGCGACGATTGCCACGCAGCAACGCAACCTGCGACTGCATCTTGATGCCACTGCCAACAACGTTGATTTGCGTTGTCCGCTTTGCCTGCTTTGCGTACGGATTATTCCGCACCATCTCGCGGCTGCGATCACGCAGCTTTTTCAAGCTGGTGCGAATCTCGGCGTCCGCACTCGCTTGCGACGACATCCAGTCCGCGGTCAGGCGACTGATCATTGCGCCCGCATAGTTACGCCGCCTCACAGGTGGCAATGCCTTGGGGATCGGCTGGAGACCAATACGACGCAGAATGTTGGTGCGGATGCCCATCAGCCGTTACCGAAGCGGATAAACAGATTGTTTGGATCGCCTAAACCAGAGGCGATAATTTTCGCTTTATTCTCGCGCACCACAGTTGCCTTCAACTGCGACTCAAGCGCTAGCAAATCAGCCAGGTCATACCGCTTCAGCGATCGATTACCAATTCGATATTCCTGGGTCGCACCCCCTGTCATCAGAGAGCGAATTGCAGCCTGAACCGCCTCTAAATCTTTCTGCGCCTGCGTCCGACCGTCAAATGCTGCAGGCGATCCCGCATAGGCCAGTGACGCCTGAACCTCAATCTGACCTCGGCTGTATTCGCTAACCGCACCACCGCTGATCGCAGTCAGCACCGCCTGGAAATACCACCCAGTGCTTGCGTCCATTCCGGCGCTGGTTGCAGCCGGGATCGTGATCTGCCAACCATCTGAATACGCAGTGCCGGTCGCGGTCACGCCCTCGCCTGCAGTATTTAATCTGAAATAATACGTAAGATTATGCGTTGCACTCGTTACCGCGCTGCCGAAAATATCCGTGGTCGCAGCGTCAGCCCACACCACGTCCACGCCGGCTGTTATGGACGGGGGAATCGCCATTCGACCTCTAACTTCAGGCTTCTTGGTACTTTAGCGCCGTAACTCACCACTGCTTCACAAAACTCCGCTTCGGTGCCGCTGCCGCACGCACACGCTTCGGCTTCTCCTCGCCGCGCCTTTCAAGTTGATCCCATATCGTCCTCCTGTCCATCTTCTGGTACAAACGATGCAATGCCGCATACGCATAATTCATTTCATCCAACGCTTCGTTTGCAGCCTGACTCTTCTTCACCCACACGCGCTCGGGATAGCCATTCCTAAACCGCAGGATCTGCTTCTCGGCTGTCAATTCCTCGAAATAATCCGTTCCAATCGTTGGGAAGAAATGCAAATATCCCGCCCCGGGCTCGTTGTGCTTCAATCGGCCAAACAACAACGATTTAACCGTGTCGACGCCGACCGGAAACAACTGTGCCCCTTTCTTTAACGCCTTGCCCTTGTAGTCCACATCAACCTTGGTGGCCTTCCCCAGAGGTGGCTTGCCCTTCTGCGACATACCCTTAATCGCAATCACACCCATTGCCGCGCGCTCCCTGCTGTACTGATACACCTCTTGCGTGTGGTGACCGCCAGAGTCGATCGCGCAACACAGCACCTTCATCTCTTCGTCGGCCTCGTTTAGGTAAGGCTTCTGCAAAATCTCGTCCAATTGCTTCCACACCTCTGGCCGAGATGGGCTCCCATATAGCTTCACGCGATCGATCAGCCAGCCTTCTTCCTCGCGGCCCCATCCCCACACGCTGAGCGACAGGCGGTCATCCTGCACGTCACACCCAATCGTCAAAGCCAGTACCTCGGCAGGTGGCACATATTGCTGGTACTGCTCCTCTGCTGCGCGCTCGAGCAGAGAATCAGCGCCAACCTTCGACGCATACTCGTCTTCCCACGTCTCGCCAAGCACCGTATTGACGAACGTTTTTAGCTGTTCTGCGTCGTTCTTTGCGTCTAAGAATTCTTCCACCAGGTTCGGCCACGTTGCATTCGGGCTGTAGCTATACGCCGCCCAGATATGAAACCCCACATGCTTCCCGTTTCCCGGCGCAGTAGCGCGCCACTCACCGCGCTCCACCATCCAACGCTTTTTAGAATGTGGAATTATTACGCCACATGACTCGCAGCAATACCCCGCTGTGCTCGGGTCGCCATCAGTCCAGCGAATGTTTGGCCATTTCAGGTACTGCATATGACCACAATCAGGACACGGGACGAAATAGCGACGCTGATCCGTTTGCAGGAACATGCGCTCCACGCGGCTGAAGTCCTTCACTGTCGGCGTGCTACCAGCCACAATTGTGCGATTCCAGTAGTACTCAGTCCGTCGGATACCAAGTTTGATCTGATCACCTTCTGCACCCGCCGACGCCGGATAGCCATCGATCTCGTCAAATAAAACCACCCTCCGACTCACACGCCTAAACCCGCGCGGGCTATTGGCGCCCACCATGCTCAGCGTTCCACCCGGAAACTGCTTCTGCAAAATTGTGTTCGCGCCATCCTTCGCTTTCGACTCGCTCACCAAACCCTTCAAGCAAGGTGTATCACGCAACATTGGCGCGATCTCTTCCTTCGAATAACCCTGAGCGTCCTCGATCGTCGGCTGTACCAGCATGATCGGACACGGATCCTGATGAATATGGAATGCAATGGTGTGGTTCAAAATCTTCGAGTACCCCACGCGGGCGCTCTTCATCACCGTCACCTGTTCAACCTTTGCATCCGTTATTGCATCCATAATTCCTTTTTGATACGGCAAAGTATGCCATCTGCCGCCTTCTGCGCTGCTTTCTGCGCTTAAAAATGCATAACGATCTGCCCACTCGCTCAAAGTCAGCTTTTCTGGCGGTCGAAACGCCATAAACGCTGCTTTTTTTACCCTTAACAGGTTGTCCTCAGTCATCAGTCACGCTCTCCGACAAGTCTTCCAGTGTTTCGCGAACAATATCTTCCAGCATTGATACCGCATCAGTATCAAGATCAGGGATCCTTTGCTTTGCCTTGGTTGGTATGCCCATAATCTTTGTCCTAGCCAGCGTCACAATCTCAACCCATTGCAACTCCACCTCGTCTGCTTTGATCAGTAGTCCTTCCTTTTGCTTGCGATCAAGCTCAAGCAACTCCGCTTTTAGGTGCTCTGTACGTGCTCTTGACTCGTCGTAATCAGGAATTGACTCCTCAGTCCTCGCCATCCGCGATCTGGCTGCCGGAAATGCTTTCTCACCAGCGGGCGGCTTTGGCCCACGCCCGATCCTGCGCTGTGTGTTTTTTGCCCAGTGCTCACGCATGGTTTCGCTGTTCACCAGCTCTCGACCATCCGCTGTTCGCACCACCGGCAAGCGACCTGTTTTCACTGCTGCATACACCGCCTCTGGTGTCACGCCCAGCGCGCGCGCTGCCTCGGATCTCGTAATCAATGGCATAAATAGATGTTACACGCAATGTCCAGCTAGCGTAAAGCAAAATC